TGCCATTTCCTTCCAGGTGCTCTTGAACGGATTTCGCTAGATCACGCCAACCATATCTGACGAACACCGTGTTTGTGGATTCAACGTGGTAGAAGAAGCCGTATGTATCGCCAGTGATGACAGCCGTTGGAAATAGCTCACGCAGCTTCGCGTGGTTGAATTCCTTCGGGATGGTGTTCTTGCGGATGAGTTCTTGCATCACGTTGCAGGTTTGTAGCCCCTATAGACCTTCTTTAGCGCCCTGTCGCGCACTTCGTCAGCTTTGTCCAACAGGAATGCTTTGGCGCGTTCTGTGGGCATCTGGAGCGCACGCTGACCGTATCGCAGAAGCATCTGCTTGTAGCCCTTGCCGGTTTCAAGGCTGTAGTTGTCGGCTTCTTCCTGCGTAAGAGAGCGACGACGAGCACCCTTGCCAACCATGCGGTGTTCAGCGTTAGCAGGAGTCAGCCAGATTCCACGAGAATTGAGAGCACCGAGAACTCTGTAAGCTGGATCAGTTGGCTTCATCATGAACTCGCGGCTTCCAGGATACACATTGCGTTGGATTTGCTGCCCCAAGATGTCGTAGTACTCCTTGCCTTCGTAGCGACGATAAACAGGGATGTGCGAGGCTGTCTTCTCCCATAGCGTTTCGTATTTACGCAGATTTGGATCTTGCGCGTAGTCGATGTCCTTCAAGAATCGAGGAACGAAGCCACCAGCGTAGCTCGACATCACCTTGGCAAAACGCTCCATGCGCTTCTCGTTGGGGTCTTTGCTGGACAAGCTATTGCCGAATAGCTCTTGGAACTGGGAAAGAGCAGGAATGTCAGCAGCAGCAGCAGCGCCAGACATTGCGGCACTTGCCATAATTTGAGCCACGTTTTTGTCATTCCATTGATCTGGGGAGAAGCGGATCAGATCAGAAAGACTTCCGATAGCTGCAAGCGCAGACGAAATAGGCCAGTTGGCGTAATTGAACACCTTGCCATTGATGCCGATGGTGTACTCTTTCTCGCCAGCGGCCAGCTTCTGCTGCTTCTTCTCAGGTGTTAGGTTACCCCAGCCACCATTGATGAACCAACCGCGCTTTTCGTCATCCGGCTCGTCTGCGATGGCTTTCAGGATTTGATAGCCAGCAACGGATAGCATCACTCCAATAAGCTGATTGCGCCGAATTGAGTCGATGAATGCTTCTTTTCCACTGATGCGATTAGGATCAAATTCAGCCTCAAATGCGCGAGCAAAACCAATGCCTGGAATGAAGCTCAGACCCTGGTTGAATTTGTTGCCAGCGAAACGTGCGAAGCGAACACCGCCAAAGTTGGCTGCATTGTAGGCAGCGAACTGCATGAAGTAAGCGAATGCCAACTCAAGTCCAGAAAGAATCCTATCGCCATTCTGCGCTGAATCATTCCATCCGCGTTGAGCTTGTTTCAGGAATCTATCAGCACCCGCTTCAGCATTGGTCACAAGCGATCTGATCGCACGATAGCCGACACCACCAAGTCCAGATGGATCAAGCGTCATGGCACCTTGTTGACCGAAGAAGTTGGCGTTCTCGGACACGTTGCCTAGCTTATCCAATTCCTTCATCATATCAGCCAGAGCGTAGGAATCAAGAATAGCCTTGTCGCGTGCAGACTTTGGAGGAGTATTTTTGAAGTCTTGCTGAATAATGGCGTCCTTGTAAGGCTTCAAATCAGACTTCTTCTCCATTTCAGCAATCTTAGCTGGATCAAGTCCAATCTGACGGAATACGATGGAAAGCGAACCTTCCTTGGTGAGTCCGCTATTGAATACGTCGAGAGCAGTCAGTAAACGGCTAACAGTCCGCATAAACAAGCCTGCGCTCTTGACGAGAATCTTGTCAGACTTCGCCATTTGTTCTGCCAGCTTGTTGCTCTTGCCGATATTGCCCCATTGCATGTTCTCGGTCACATCGTTCATAGATGGATCAAGAAACACTGGATCACCGGTCACAAGGTATTGCCACGCGATGTTGGCTTGGCGACCATAGGCACTCAGCAATCGAGCGAGTGTTTTGTATGCGCCAGCAAGCTCAGATGGAAGCTGCTTTGGATTAGTGAATCCAGCGATGAACACGCGAGACAATGCCGTGGAAAGCTCGAATGCACCGCTGGCAACAGCAAGACCAATTGAGACAATAGTATTTGGACCAGAGAGCACACTGGAAACCCAGAAGTCAGCGAGCATCTTTACCA